CACCACCAAAATTAACTTTCATGCGTAGCGCAAGCGCAGTACCTAGTGCATTTGTACTAAGCCAGTTATTTACAGCAATGACGCCTGTGCTCCAAGTAGATGTGTCCCAAATTGCAGTTCCCCAAACGCCACCAGTTGGTGTTAAAGTAGTAACTTCCGCAGATGGGCTATTATCAGCAAAATCAACATCTACACTTAATGTAGGTGTAATTGTGCCATCCGCTATGAGATACGGCCTAGCCATAGACATATTTTTAATACGCCCAGGCTCATTAAAGAAATTAAATGCACATTTCATATCATACACAATAGGATTTAATAAATCAAGAGGCCCTGTGTATGCAACATTTACATTACCTAAGTTATCTCCAAAATATAATTGCTCATTAAATACACAAAACGTATTAGCATTCCACCCGGTAAATTTACACCATGCGCCAGTCATGGCATTCATAACAAACTGAAGCTGTTGGCGATTGGCTACAGTAGGAACATTCATAATCATAAGCGTTTGAGCAGGAAATAATTCAACTTCCCAACCAAACTGATTAGAATAACTCTGAGCGGCACTTAACATCGCATTTTGAATGCGATTAGTAAATGCTACCTGTCTCTGAGACGCAGGATTGAATGGAAGAGCCTTAGAAATAGGTAATAATCCAGAATTAGTAATAACAGCTACATCTGATCCAATTTTCTTTAGGCACCTACGACCAATTGGACTAGGAAGATCAAACACACCAACAATATTCCAAGTGTCAGAAGCGCTAGGGTCAACCCCTTGATAAATTACTGCTTGGCCTTTATTAGATAAAATAACAAATAATGCATTTGGACCATTACCGCCGTCAACAGTCCAAGTAGATGTGGCAATTACGTATGATCCATACGTAAGCATTGATCCGACATCTAATGCAGTAGCGGCACCAGATATAGCGTCAGTTGGTAAGTACCAAACTTTTGTAGTATTCTTTTCCACAAACCATAATCTGCGCATATGACTTGTGACTTGAATTAAGTTAGAAGAAGTTACGTTTGTAATCGACGGGGTAGACCATACCGTTCCATTAAAATTAAGAACACTATCGGAACCATTACAGCACACAAGATAAGTAGTATTGCCTGCAGGAGTAAAATTACAGTATTGTATTTTACTATCTGTGATACCCGTTTTCGACGCTTGTGGTGAGCCATTATCTGTAGTCTCATAGATAGCCGTTCCACTAGCGGCGAACATTCGTTCTGTGCCGCTAGATGGACGATATACTAATAAACTATTTATAGGTTCACCAGTTTCAGTATTACACCAAGTATTATACCCCCCTCTTAGTTCAATCCAACCGGGGCGAGGAACCCAATTATCAAGAACAACAGCATATCTAGCTTCCATATTAGCTAAAGGAGAAATAGCATCCCATCCACCAATAGGAGAAGGGACCGGCTCAACTTTAATATCCGGTCCTAAGTATGAACTTTTTGCATTAGCAAGTTCTTCGTATCTAGATAGTCTACCCATTTACTGTGTAGCCCCTTGTCCAGGGAAATTACTATCTTGTACATTATTAGAAGTAAGTAAGAATGGAGAATACACACGAACAAGACCAAGTGTAGGTGCTGCTCCGTCACGAGCGGCAAGCCTATCACAATAATCATCGTAATCTTTTTCCATCTTAGCGTAATTTAGCCCTTTTTGAGCCCAAAAACGCCACTTAATTCCCATAATGATTGCACGATCATCTAAGATCGGGGTATCCGTGTCATTAGTCCAAGTAAAACTTGGCGCAGCACGACTTCCAGCCAAAAATACATTATATCTAGATATATATTCAAATACTAGCTGCAACGGCTGCACAATCTCAGACGGAGGCGGCCAAATACGATAGTTATTAGACAACATACCTAATTGTCTAAAATGTCTACGTGGGCCGAGCGCGACAATACCAGACCGTTGAAACTGATCTTGTTGTGGGGAGTCTGGGCCAACAAGTTGCCACCTGTTAGTTCTATCGTACCAAGTTTTATTAATAAATCGACTAAAATCAGTCGGCTCAGGATAAGTATCCTGGCTAAATGTAACTGGTGTTCCTACTGCGCTACCAGTGCATTCCATAGTCATAGTTACTTGCGACGAACTATCGACACTAAGAATGCGAGCCGCAACAGGGACACCAAGAGCACTGACAGTATAATATTCAGCAACCAAACTGGAAGTACCCGGGATATTAGTAATAATAGCGCTATCCTCAGATACATCGCCAGTTGTTATAGTTGGTGGAGATACTACAAGATTATATTCTGTCTGAAGTGCTGTCCAAGTATGTCGCTGATTTAATAACTCTACTTCTGTTTGCGCAAACGCAAGCAGTTGTACAGTTGTTGGATCAGAATTACCAATAATAGTAGAAGATTGAGGTAAACCAAGCTCTGCTTGAGCTTGGTTTACTATTTGTAAAAGGGTACGGGCCAACTTAAAGCCCTCCTATTACGCGCCCTTAAGCGCAACCCAGGAAGATGCGGAAACGGCCATAAGTAATACTGTATTCTGTGTAGCAACAGAAAATCCAGTAGTGCCTGTAATAGATGATCCGCCGAAGCTAAAACTAACACCAGACGAAGCCGTGATCACAATAGACCCAGCAGTCTGATTATTAACCACAAACAAATCACAAAGATGTGCACCAGCCGTAACAGACGGTGCATTAACATAATTACCAGAATTAGTGCTAATAACAGACACTAACTTCTGTTGACGATTGATTTGATATGCAGACCCTTGAGTTGCGCCGACAGCAGTACACACTTGCGGATCAATGCCAAGTTGATTGGCTAAGCTATAAGAAAGACCAAGCCCCATAAGTTCAGCGCGCTGTACCATTATCATTATCCTTTACAATGGTGTTTGATAGTTGCATTAAATGGTATAAAGCACCAGGCCCATGAATATTAAATGAACAATGTGCTCCATACCCTAAGATCAATTTTTGAAAATCAAAAAACTGACCCATCATATACCCAGCCATTTTAAACTTAGTCCCGGCAAGGTCTACTTCAATAACATCCTTAAGTTGTTCAACTTCAGGGTTAGAGAAGTCATATGCGTGCGACCCGTCCTCAGTCACACAAGTATCAAACCCATATAAATCAAAAGTATTAAACCCGAAATTAATAGCTAATGAAATAGCTCTAGTACCTACGGTACAACCGCCTCCGACTAATATTTCCCCATCAGCAAATACTTTATTCTCTTCATCATTTCCAGCACAATGCCAAATAACTACTTTACAACTATTGTACTGAAGATATTCAAACACCTTTGGATCGCATTGTGATGCAACTAAGTATGTGCACCTTCTTACTGGATATTTAATGTACTCAAGAACTAGTTTATCAGGGTCACAAATAACACAGTAATCGGGATAAACATCATTCTGCACTAAATAATCGTGTGCTGAACCACAAACCATAACATATCGATAATCTTTTAGTTCATTTACAGTTTGTTTTAACGAAGCTCCGCCACCCACAATGGCGAAAGGAATTTTGTTTCGCCAATCGTGGAGCGACGTTGCACGCATTACTGGTAACTTAGTATTAGCTACGATATTAGCGTTAATAATATTAGTCGAAGTTCCAGTAGTTATTTTTATTTCGTTTACCTTGACTAGTTCAGTCATTAATTATCTAAGTCCGTCTCATCAATTACATTTTTATTCACAACATCTTCAAACTTCTTACCTTTCTTCAGTTCATTAGTCTTATGAGTAGAATTAATTCGCGCTGTCTGTGCATCGTAGCCAGGTACTTGCGGGATATCAACAGTATTAGATACTGGATTAATCTGACCAGGGCTAGCTAACTTAGCCGTTAATCCATTAACCATTTTTTCAAGGTCTCTAATGCGCTGCGTCAATGCAAACACTTCAGTATCTTTATTCTTAAGCGCTTCCTGAAGTTTAATAACTTCAGAGCCAGAACTAGCGGCTTCAAGGTACTTCTTTGCGCGGTTAACGTACTCTTGTGCGCCCATTCCAATGCTATCGATTGCGTGCGCCGTTAAATTAGCGCACTGTTGAATTGTATATACACCACGAGCCCTCAAATTATCAGCAACAGAGGGGTTATTCGGAAATAATAAATCAATCGGAGTGCCTTCTGGCACCTGAGTACGATTATGAAGAAAATTTTCGTACTGACGCGGCCACCGACGCTTATCATTTTCCTCCATCGGGCGCTCAATGACATTGAGCATTTCACCTGGGCGGAAAATCTTCACATACGCCATATCGCTATAAATACGAATGGACTGCTCGCGGCTCTTAATTGGGTCAATAACGCTTTTCATAAAAAACGTTACAACAAGATCGTTATCATTTGTGAAATTAACGACGCCATAATCCTTAGCGGCACTATTCCAGTCAATGTTAGGGTTAGCCATCAGTAGTTTCCTTCATCATATTTTGAGCCTCTGCCTTAATCCTGTCGAATAAGTCAGGTAACAACCCCGTACCGTGGAATACAGGATTAAATTTATCACCATAGTTACGGTAAAATTCGTTAAAATGTTGTACTTGGGCCAATTGATAGCCAAGTGTTTTATATATTTTACCGCCTACTTTATCTAGTAATACTTCAAATATTTCACCTAATTCTTCCCCGCTATTAAATCCGTATGAATGATGCTCTCCATCCTCACTTAGACAACTATCAAACCCAAAAAGATGTATATTTGTAAAGTTCATAGCAAAAGCTAGTGTTAATGCACGTAGTCCAACTGTACATCCACCGCCAAATGCTTTAAACCCCGGAAAATTAGCCTCTATATCTTCACGATTATTATTATAACAATGCCAGATTACAACAGCATTAGCTTTTAATTTATTAAAGACGGCGGGATCACATTGACTTGCAATATAATATATAATTGATCCACTGGCTTTATTTAAGTAGTTAGCCGCTATTGGATCAGGATCACATACTACGCAGGCATGTGGTGCTATGTTATTTTTTAACAAATAGTCGTGTACTGACCCACAAGCCCAGATAAACCCGTTAAAATTACGAAGTTCATCTAAATTAGACTTAAGGGACGGCCCACCCCCAACTAATGCAATCGGACTATTTTCTTTATTTACAGAATAAAACTTAGTATCACATATATTTTTATATTTTAAACTTGCACTATATTTTAAATTATTTACAATCTGTTCTCGGCTTACAGCCGAGACAGTAGTGATATTCCCTACTGTCGATGAATAATTAGTTTCGTTGTTCACGATTTAACTGCTCTTTCATTACCTCTAAACAATGAGCTAATAACCCGCCGCCGTGAAATGTAGGTGTAAATACTTGATTAAACCCCATATATAGTTTATTAAAGTGGTCCATTTGGGCTAATTGATAACCCATACAATTATACACCTTTTCCCCAGGTCCGTCAAGTCCTAATCGGACTTTATGAATTTTACCGTTTTCTCCAATTAGTCCTAATACTTCATCTTCCGTAGATAATGAATAAGCATGTCCAGTACCATCAGCATCAAGACAGCTATCAAACCCAAAGAAGTGTATGTTGGTATACCCAAGTAAAATTGCAATACTAATAGATCGAAGCCCAATAGTACAACCGCCGCCCACCCCAACATAATTTGGTTCATGTAAATCTAAAAATTCCTTTAAATACTCCCCATAACAATGCCACATGGCAACTTTATAGTTAGATAGTAATTCAAATACACAAGGATGGCATTGGGATGCTACTAAATAAATAGTATCACTATTAGATTTTTTATAATAATTAGCACTTATTGGGTCTGGATCAACTACAGTCGCATAAGTAGGTATAATACCATTTTCAATACACCAATCATGTGATGACCCACAAGCAATTGTGGGATTGTTTTTAGCTAATTTTTTAAGCTCAGCTAAAACTTCTGGGTTTTTAAGAGAAGGGCCTCCTCCAATAAGTATAATTGGCTTGTCTTTGCCCTTAATTTCCATATACCCGATTAATTGTTGTATCCTAGGTATCTTACGTGATATATTATCTTTAATATATCCAATAGATATCTCTTGGGGAGTCGCTGTAGTTGTTGTAACTCCACCAAGAGGAACAAACAGCTCATTATT